CGGTTTTGCTGATGGCAACGGCACTGCCACCATTTACGTCACCAACGAAGACAGCGCCCTGTCTAACCGCATGGTTGAAGACGTGTTGCAACGTCAGCAAGTTGGTTGCGCTTTAAGCTGTACACCGACAAGCAAAGCACTGAGGCTCTTAGCCGCTCCATCGCCATGGATGCCGTGCTGCTGACGGCCAGCCTGAACATCAACCCCGACGACGCCCAATCGGTGACCGTCAACTTCCGTCCCGCCGGCACCCCTACCTTCGACTTCTCCAAGTCCTGATAGGCTGCTGGAGCAGTTGGATTCAGCACCCCGGCCTAACCGCCGGGGTTTTTTATTTCTAGTCCGCTACAGTAGTCCGAGAAAGACCAGGACTTCATGCCTGCCTCAATTCCAGTCCGCGCTATTGATCGCCTGCGCAAAGCAGCCAATCTGGAGCCGGTCAAAAAACAAGTTGAACTGTCTGACGGCAGCACATTTGAAATGTGGGTGGCACCATTGACGATGGCTGAGCGCGAACGCGCCCAAAAACAAGCCAAGTCCGACGACGCCAACGCCTTCGCACTTCAACTGCTGATCGCCAAGGCCCTCGACGAAAACGGCACCAAGCTGTTCAGCGCCGGTGAAATCGACGTCCTTAAAAACGAAGTCAAGGACAAAGACCTCCAAGCTCTGATGCTGGCGATCTTGACTGACGACGCCGAGCCCATCGACCCCAAGAACTAGCCAAGGAGCTTCGCCAGGACAACTGGCTCATGCTCCAGTTCGGCGTCGCCAAAGAGCTGGGACTAAGCCTCGGCCAAGTCCGCAGCATGATGACCGCCGAAGAACTCCTTGGCTGGAGCGCGTACTTCCAGATCCTGAACGAGGACCAGCAAAAGGAAATCGAAAAGGCCAAACGCCGCCGCTAACCCGGTGGCTTTTTTGTCGCGTAAACTGAAGTACCAGAGTGTGACGCAGCGCCGTGGCTTACAGAGCCGATATCGAAATTGCGGTACGCGGCGCCCAAGATCTGAAGCGCTTACAGAATGAAATATCGACTGCTTCAAAGCTAGTCAATCAACTTAATCAGTACATTGAAACTTTTGGCGGACCTTCTATTGTCCGTAGTATTCGTAACTTAAAAGATGTTGTAGGTGAAGCCGCTACAGCGTTTAATAAAGCAGCTCTAGGTACTGATGAAGCGACTATTGCAGCCAAGAAATATATTGAAGCTACGGCAGAACTTAATGCAGGGTTACGTGAACGTAAAGAATTACTTTCAAGCATCACAGAGCAAGAACGTAAAGCCCGACTGGCCCGTTCTGGTATTGTCGAAGTAACTCAGTACGGAGGTCCAATTGGACCGGGACAAGCTAGTCCTGTGGCCTTGCGTTCAGAATTGCGTGGGCGTACACAACAAATTCTCGATGAGCGTAAAGGCGCAAAAGAACTTGAATTAGCTCTACTGGAACTTGAAGAAAGGCGTAGAACAGAAACAAATGCCATGCTGGACGCTAAAGCTGCGTCGGTAGCTCTGCGTGCTGAAAGGGAAAAAGAAGTATTTCTTGCAGGTAAAACACAATTTGCAGAACCGATTGGTCCTGGCCAAGTCTCCCCGGTGGCACTTAGCAGCAGAGTAGAAGGGCGCATACAAAGTATTCTTCAAGAACGACAAGGCCGCAAAGAATTAAATGCAGTTCTTGAAGACCAGTTTGAGAAAGAAAGACAACTGCAAAACAATCGTCTTGACGAAAAAGCTGCACAAGTACAGGCAGCCCTAGACAAACAAACTGCTGCCACTGCTGAGACAGCCGCACAAACAGCAAAGTTAAATGAGAGAACTCTAGAATTTACAGCGCGTACAGACCAAGCAGCTCGTGCTGCGCGAGCGCAAACAGCTGAGTATCTGCGCCAGCAGCGCATTCTCAAAGAACTACGAAAAACACAAGCAACTGCTCCTGCAGGAGGTTTCCCCGTAGAAGGACCTATGGCAAGTCCGGGTTTCCGGGGTATGCAGCGCAACGTAGGTAAATTCGGAGAAAACCTAGCCCTTGGCGCAGGTTTTCCTTTGCTTTTTGGGGGTGGCCCCGGTGCTGTTGCTGGTTCTGTGCTTGGTTCATTCGTAGGCACAGGTTTTGGTGGTCAAATTCTTGGCGGGGCTATTGGACAAGTTTTGGACCAAACGCTGATAAAAATTAAAGACATAGGTAATGCAATTAAGCAGTTAAATTTTGACACTCTTACCGAGTCAGGAATTAAATTTTCAGCTGAAGTACAATCACAGCTAGACTTACTTCTGCAAGTCGGAGATGCGTTAACAGCACAAAAAATTGTAAGCCAAGAAGTTGCTCGTGAGACAGGAACACTACCTGGTGTAACTGAAGATGTAGCCAATAGTGTGAACATACTGAATGACTCTTGGCGTAAAACAATAAATGCCGTAAGCACCACAGCAGGGATTATCGCTGCCCCCTTAGCAGTCGCGCTAGCCGGTGTACTAGAAACAGTAAATAGTATCTTTAGAGTTTTAAATGGAGTGCTTAGTTTAATCGGTACAGGAATTAAAACAGCTGCAGAATTTGTTATCGAGTTGATCGGAGGTAAGGATGCTATTGAATTTATCAATAACGGTATAGATAAATTGAACAGCGGTCTTAGTGAAGCTACTGCCCGAGCTGCTGAATTTCGTAACACTATTAACCAAGCCGTAGTGCAATCAAGTATTGAGTTACGGGCCACTAAAGCGCTTACACCTGGTGTAACAACAGAGGATAAGCTTACAAATATAAATGTTCAAAAGCAAAAAGAACTCGATCTTTTGTTTCAGGATGAAATAGATGCCCGCATTAAAATTCGCCAAGAAAATGCAAAAGCCTCAATAGAAACTGTAGAAGGGTTAATAAAACAAAATACATTGCTGTTTAAAAACAAACGGGAAAACATCGAGATAAATGCGCAGAGACAAATTACGGCTGAAATTCAACGCAACCAAGCTGAACTGGATCGCAGGGCCGCGCAGGAATTAGAGCGTCAACGTAAAGAGCTAGAGCGTATAGCTAAAAAACGTATGGAGCAGATGGACACTGCTCAACGTAACTATGTCCTAGCTGAAGCCGAAATAGGCATACTTACAGCCGTAAATGACGAGGCAAAAGCACAAGCGGAATACGATAAAGCACGCGTAGAGCGTATGTACTCATTTTCCGAACTGCTTAAAAACGCGCTAAGTGACGAAGAGCGTGAGAGTTATTTGCAAACTCAGTACCTTAATGCGTTAGGTGCACAGGTTGTCTTAGACAAAAAACTACTAGACATACAGAAAGAGCAGACCGCAGAGCTATACAAACAACTAGATGCTTCGGGCATTTTGAATGACCAAGTACAAAAACGCTTAAAGCGTGGTGCTATGCCCGAAGGTGGCGCAGATAGACGCATTGGGATTATGGGTTTTACGTCTGGACTTAACCTAGACCCCAACGATAAAGCAGCGCAAAAATATGAAGAAATGAAGCAACGCTTAAAAGAATTATCTGACCCAATCAACATGGCTGAACAAGGTGCATTAGCGATCGGTGATGCTTTTAGCACTGCTTTCCAAGGAATTATCAGTGGTACGCAGACTACCCAAGAAGCCTTAAGTAATTTCTTCAAAGGTGTCGGTGATGCGTTTATAAGCATGGCCACCGAAATTATTGCCCAGATGGTTGTTATGTTTGCCTTTAAACAACTACTTGGTTTGTTTGGAGGTGGCGGTAACGGTGGAATGTTCAAAGGCGCTGGACCGTACGCTATGCCGAAAGGCCCAGGTTTTGCGGAAGGCTTCTCGTTACCTAAACTTTACGCGGAAGGCGGCTTTGTCACTGGACCCACCAATGCCCTAATTGGCGAAGGCGGCGAGCCAGAGTACGTCATCCCCGCCAGCAAGATGCGTTCTGCAATGGGACGCTACGCATCCGGTGCTCGTGGTTCCAGTGTTATCCCGACAGGCAGCGATGGCGGCGAAATGGGCGGCACCGCCACAATGGCACCAGCAGCCATCGACGTTCGCTACACCGTGGAACGCATCAACTCGGTGGATTACGTCACCGCCGATCAATTCCGTCAGGGGATGCAGCAGGCTGCCGCACAGGGTGCCGCTCGCGGTGAGCAAGCCACAATCCGCCGCCTGCAACAGTCCCGTTCTACCCGTAGCCGCTTAGGTATCAGCTAATGAGTACCGGACCCGAGTTTGACGACAACATTGCCTACGGTTGCCTGCTAAGCATCTCCGAAAAAGGCGCCGGCCCCCGCTACACACTGCAGAACTTCTTTTCGACCGACAACATCGACCACAATGGCGGCGTGTACGGCTTCGCACCATTTGGATGGAGCGGCGTCACGGTCAACCGCAACGGCGACAACCAAACCACCAACCTGATTTTCCCGAACAACGGCCTGACGCAGACGATTGCCGCCAAGATCCTGAACCAGGCCGGATGGCGCGTCGAAGTCGAGACCATGCTGTTTGACCCAGACGACCGCACCAAATTCCGATCACTAAGCAGCTACACCGGCATGGTCGTCGGCGGCATCTTCTCCGGTCCCACAATTGAGCTCGAGCTGGGC